ATGCTGACGTTCGCATCGAACGTCAACCGCGACTGGGAAGACGAATTCACGAGCAACATGTCTCGTGGCTACGCACCCGGCCAGACCATCAACATCAAGCGCCCGCCCCGCTACACCTACCGCGCTGGCCGCGTGGCGGTGCCGCAGAGCACGGTGGAATCCACGATCCCGCTGACCTTGCAGCAAGGCGGCTGCGATCTGAACTTCACCGGCATCGAGCGCACCCTGAACCTGACCCAGATGCAGAAGAAGCTCCAAGCTGCACTGGCGACGGTGGCCAACGAAGTTGACCGGCAAGGCCTGAACCTGGCCCGCCTGTCCACCTTCAACACCATCGGCACACCGGGCACGCTCCCGACCACGCAAGCCCTCGCGTTGGCGGCCATCACCGGCCTGAACCAACGCCTGGACGAAATGGCCGCGCCGCGTGACAACCAACGCTCGCTGGTGATGAACCCGGCGCTGAACGCCGCGACCATCCAAGGCTTCGCGGGCTTGTTCAATGCCGCATCCACGCTGGAGAAGCAGTTCAAGCGTGGCATGATGGTGGACTCGCTGGGACTGGCCTACAGCATGGACCAGAACGTGGACACCCACGTGAACGGAACCGCTGTCGTCAACACCAACACGGTGAACGGCGCTGGCCAGACCGGCACCACCATCACCGTGGCCGCGCTGAACGGCACGGTGACCAAGGGCACCAAGATCACATTCGCCAACGTGTTCGCGGTCAACCCCCAGTCCCGCCAATCCACTGGTGTGTTGGCGCAGTTCACCGTGATCGCTGACGCCGCAGCTGCCGCGACCTCGCTGCAGATCAGCCCGGCCCTGGTGCCTTCCGGTGCCTTCCAGAACGTGACCACGAGTCCCGCCAACGGTGCCACCATCACGATCTTCGGCAACGCTTCGGGCTCCTTCGGTGCCAACGTCGCCTTCCACGAGGACGCCTTCACACTGGCGATGGTGCCAATGTACGCTCCCCCAGGCGGAAAGGGTGTGATCGACGTGGCTGTGGAGTCCTACAAGGGCATGAACATCAAGGTCACCGAGTTCTACGATGGCGTGAACGACAACTACATCATGCGTCTCGATGTGTTGTTCGGTTGGGCCGCGACGTACCCGGAACTGGCCTGCCTGTACGCAACCTGATTCGCAACTGGGTGGGGCTTCGCCCCTGCTCATTGCGACTGCATCAACCCTTCAAAGGAATACATCAAGGTTCTTCTCAATCGACCCTATGCCGGATACCTGTCCGGCACCATCGTCCAGTTCTCAACCGCAATCGAGGCATCGCTGATCGCAGCGGGCTTGGCTGTGGCGAGCGCTGGCCCTGTCACCCCGGGCGCAGTCTCCACGACGATGCCCATGGGCCGTGTCGGCATCGCTGCAGCAGGCACCTCGGTTGTGGTGAGCAATCCGAGCTTCACCGCAGAGTCGAAGTTCATTGCGGTGTTGTCCAATGCGGCGGCGGACGGCACGGCGCTGTACGTCACCAGGATCACGCCCACTGCGGGTTCGGTGACGTTCACGTTGAACGCTGCGGCGACCGCTGCGGTGGCCATCGACTGGGCTCAGCTGGGGCCGTTCGGTGGTTTGACGACCGCGCCCTAAAATCCAAACCCACGGGGCTTCGGCCCCTTTTTGGAGGCAACCATGTCATTTCTTCAACAAGGACAAGACGCAACAGTCACGATCCCGGCAGGCCAGTCCATCCGAATCGGGGCCTTCCGCAACGCCAAGGCGTCTGTCAACATCCCCGGTGGCCGCGCTGGCGGGCCGATCCAAACGCTGTCGGACGGAGCTGTGACGCTGGGGCCTTACACCCCTGGCATCGACGTTGTGGTGGCGGCGACATCCGGCGAGGTGGAGTACGTTGTGGCCGCATCGCCGGTCTTGACGGATGTGACATTCAACTCGGCAGGCGTTGCGGTGACGGGCGGAACGATCAACGGCACCTCTGTTGGCGCAACGACGCCCAGCACCGGCTCCTTCACATCGCTTCGCTCCACCTCGCTCCAGTCGGCGCTGACAGACGGAACCGGCACCCCTGGCAACGTCACACAAAATGTCTCACACGGACGCGCTGCATTCGCCGCTGCGGGTTCCACCGTTGTCGTCACCAACTCGCAAGTCGCCGCCAACAGTAGCGTGCTTGTGCAGCTGGGCGGAGCGGACGCCACCTTGACCTCTGTGCGCGTGACGGTGGCAGCGGGCTCCTTCACAGTCACCGGAAATGCCGCCGCAACCGGCACAACCCCGTTCGATTACCTCGTGATCCAGAACTGATCCAACAACCCCTCCCTGAAAGTAACCTGAACCATGCATCCCGATCAAAAGACCCTGGAAGAACTGAACCGCCCGAAGCCCTTTGCCGAGTATCCCAAGATGCTCCACCACCCGGACGGCTCCACCAAGACCGTCAACAGCGAGGACGAGGAGAAGGCTGCTGGCGACGAGTGGCAGCAGACCCCGCAAGATGCCATCGACCTGAAGGTTGCACGCGACTCCATCGCCAAGAAGGCCCAGGAGAAGGCGATTGCCGATGCGCTCGCGGCAGCTGAGGCCGACAAGGCCAAAAACGCCAAGAAGTAAGGCGAAGGTACCAGCGCTCGGTGAAAACCCAGCGCTGGTGTGAAATAACCACACCGCGAGGCCCAAAATGCCCAGCCCGACAACCGCAATTGACTTGATCACCGGGGCGATGCGCCTGATTGGTGTCCTCGCTGTGGGTGAGACCCCGACCGCTGATGAGGCGGATGGGGCGCTGGATGCGCTGAACGATGTGTTGGAGACTTGGAGCACGGAGAACCTGGCGGTTTACGGCTCATCCAACGCCACCTTCAACACCACCGCTGGACAAGCCATCTACACCATCGGCGTGGGCGGCAACTGGAACACCGACCGCCCCCAAGACATCAACGCTGCTTACTGCACAGTGCAGGGGGTGGACTTCCCCGTTGGCGTCTGGGGCCAGGAGGAGTACAACTTGGTGGGGCTGAAGACGATGCAGCAGCCCATCATCGAGCGGCTGCTGTATGTGAACGAGAACCCGTTGGGCAAGGTGACGTTGTTCCCTGTCCCCAACCAAGTGATTCCCATCACGCTCACCATGAACCGCATCCTCACTCTTGTCCCGAGCTTGGCGACGGTGATGGTGTTGCCGCCAGGGTACATGCTCGCCATCAAGCATGCATTGGCCATCTTGCTGGCCCCTGACTATGGCCGAATCGTGACGCAAGAAGTCACCGACACCGCCAAGATGAGCAAAGCGAACATCAAGCGCGCCAACAAGACCCGCCGCGTGGCGAGCTTCGACAGCGCGTTGATGCCTGATGGCCCGGCAATCTGGCAGCGGGGGTATTGATGTCCTCCTTCCCCTTCATCGGCGCGAGTTACACCGCCCGCTCCAAGAGCTTTGACTCCCAGCGCTGCGTCAATCTATACCCGGAAATGTCCGGCAGCGGAACCAGCAAGAACATTGCCGCACTGTACGGCACGCCAGGCCTTGTGCTGTGGGCGGCGCTCGCGGGCGGAGGTGTTCGGGGTGCACTTCGGTTCAGCGCAGCGCTCAGCGTTTGGGTTATCGGGACGAATGTTTACCGAGTCTCCACAGGCGGCGCTGCGGTTCTGATCGGGACAATCCCGATTGCGACAATGCCGGTGAGCTTGGCGACGAACGGAACGGACAACGTCATGATGGTGACCGGGCCGGAAGGTTATGTGATTGGTGTTGAGGCTGGCACGCTGACGAAAATTTCTGATGTTGCTTTCACAGGCGCAGACAAAGTTGACTTCCTGGACGGTTACTACGTCTTCAACAAGTCCGGCACCGGCCAGTTCCAAATCACACAACTGTACGGCACAACCATCGACCCACTGGACTTCGCCACGGCGGAGGGCTCGCCCGACAAGCTGATCAGCTTAATTGTGGATCATCGTGAGTTGTGGCTGTTCGGGGAGAACAGCACCGAGGTGTTCTTCAACTCAGGCAACTCTGACTTCCCATTCGAGCGCATCCAAGGTGCGTTCATCGAACAAGGCTGCGCTGCGAAGTTCAGCGTGGCGAAGATGGACAACAGCGTGTTCTGGCTCAGCGCGGATGATCGTGGGCAGGGCATTGTGCAGCGGGCTTCGGGATACCAGCCACAACGAATCAGCACGCACGCGGTGGAGTACGCGATTGCGCAGTATGCGCGCATTGACGATGCCGTGGCGTACACCTACCAGCAAGAAGGCCACCAGTTTTACGTGCTGAGCTTCCCGAGCGCCAACGCCACTTGGGTCTTCGATGCGAGCACAAACTTGTGGCACGAGCGGGCTTGGCGCGACCCAGCGGACAACTCGCTGAACCGTCACCGATCCAATTGCCACATCGCCTTCGCGGGTGAAAACCTCGTGGGCGACTGGCAAAACGGAAACATCTACAAGCTTGACCTGGACACCTTCAACGACAACGGCAACCCGCTTCCCGCGATCCGGCAAGCCCCCCACATCGCCAATGGCAACCTCCTCCAGTTCTACCACCGCCTGTGGGTGGACATGGAGGTTGGGGTGGGGATTGTGTCGGGTGCTGGCTCAGATCCAAAGGCGATGCTCCAGTGGTCTGACGATGGGGGCTACACGTGGAGCAATGAGTTGTGGGTGTCGATGGGAAAGTTGGGAGAACGCAAGGTGCGGGCGATGTGGCGACGGCTGGGAAAGTCTCGTGATCGCGTTTTCCGCGTCATCATCACCGACCCTGTGAAGCGATGCTTCATCAACGGTGACATCGAAGTAACCCCGGGAACATCATGAGCTCACCAATCAAGTTCCCATCCGCCCGGCAACCGGTCACGATGGTGGACGGCAACGGGCAGGAAGTCTTCACGCGCCCCTGGTTCTTGTTCTTTCAAGCTGTGTATGAACGAGCAGGCGGGGCAATCGGGGCGGGAACAGGGGACTTGTCTGAAAGTTTGTTCGAGGATGCGGGCAGCGGGGAAACCAACGCACTGCTGTTCAGCGCAGAACAAGCACTGCTGCAGTCAATCCAGACTGATCAGGCGGTGACGTTGGAAGTTTTGGTGAACGAAGTGTTGGCCCAACGCGAACAAATTGCCGAGTTGGTTAAAGAGTTGGATTCAATCAAGCAAGGAGTACAATTATGACCGTAACTGCGAAAGCCCTTTTCAATCCGCTGCAAGCGCAAAATGCTGAAACCACTCAGTACACTGCCCCAGCCGGAACACGAACCATCATTGACAAGTTCACCGGCACAAACACCACCGGGGTGGTTGCCACATTGACCATCAAGTTGGTGCAAAGTGGAGGAGCGGCCAGCGCGGTCAACACAATCGTCAGCGCCAAGACGCTTCAACCCGGGGAAGCATACACTTTCCCCGAAGTGGTTGGCCACGTCTTGAATTCTGGCGACTTCATCAGCACCCTTGCAGGCTCAGCAGCGGCCATCACCATCCGCGCCAGCGGGCGTGAGGTCAGCTGACATCCAACCACCAACTTCCTCAAGCAATAGCGCGGATAATCGACGCCATGAAAAACTTCCTCCAAATCGCTTCCAATGTCCCCGTAATCCAGCTGATGCTGGCCATTCAACGCTTGGATAAGTCGAATGGCATTTGGAAGGAGGACACCTACCTGCGAGACTACCCACAAGGCCCCTTCGGCCACACGGAGTCGATCATTTTGCGCTTCCCGCCCCGTACTGTGTACGAGACGGAGGAGGAGCTTAAAAAGGCCCAGGTGACGATTGATCAGCACGAGAACGTCGATCAACCTGTATTCAAATCGCTCCCCGAAGCTCGACCGCTGGTGTTCAACTTGATGGCCGCTGTGCAAGGCGAGCGGCTGGGCCGGGTGATGATCAACAAGCTGAACCCGGGCGGCGTGATCTACCCGCACACGGACACCCCGGAGCACGCTGAGTACTGGGATCGGTTTCACATCGTCTTGCAGTCCTCCCCGGGGACCAACTTTCGGGCTGGTGACGAGTGGGTGCACATGGCCACCGGCGATATCTGGTGGTTCAACAACCGCATCGAGCACGAGGTGATCAACAACAGCGCCACTGAGCGCATCCACATGGTTGTGGACATCCGCACGAGCAAGCCATGTTGACCTGCCAGATTGAATCCTTCACCGAACGGCTGGACGAGTTCCGCCCACTGTTCCCGCTGCATTGGGAGGAGTTGGCGCTGAATCAGGATAAGGTGCCGCTTGATCCGCAGTACGATGTGTACAAGGCCCGGGAGGCTCGCGGCGAGTTGCTGTTTGTGACGATGCGGGAGACTGGGGTTCCGGTTGGATACTTCATCGGGTTCATCGCGCCCGGGCTGCACTACAAAGGGTGCCTCACATGCACAATGGACATCTTCTATGTCCAACCCGAAAA